AAGGACTTTTATGAGCCCTACAAGCGCAACCGCAAAGAACATCGTGATGCTATGAGCCCACGTGAGATGGAAGAAGACAAAGTGTTTTGGGAAATTTTTGATGAGTTCAAAGACTTTGTTACCGAAAAGACCAACTGCACTGTACTGCAAAATCCTGTGCTAGAAGCAGATGATTTGATTGCAGGCTGGGTNCAAGCACACCCTNANGACGATCATGTTATTATCAGCACAGACGGCGACTTTGCACAACTTATCGCTCCTAATGTACGTCAGTACAATGGGGTAAGTAATACTACAATTACTCATGAAGGATATTTTGATGACAAAGGACAGCCCGTGCTGGATAAGAAGACAGGAGAGGCAAAGCCTGCTCCGGAGCCTGAATTCATGCTGTTTGAAAAATGCATGCGTGGAGACACTAGTGACAATGTGTTTAGCGCCTATCCAGGTGTTAGAAAGAAAGGCACAAAGAACAAAGTCGGACTGATCGAAGCATTTGAAGACAAGACCACAAAAGGCTACAACTGGAACAACATGATGCTACAGCGTTGGACAGATCACAATGGTGACGAGCACCGTGTGCTGGATGACTACAATCGTAATGTTGTACTGTGTGACCTTACAGCACAGCCTGAAGACATTAGACAAGAAATTAACAATACAATTGGTTCTGCAGAAAGCAAAGACATTAGTCAAGTTGGAATGCGTCTTATGAAGTTTTGTGCACGTTGGGACTTGCAGCGTGTGGCAGATCAAGCAGCAAGTTTTGCAGAGCCACTACAAGCAAGGTATAAAGCATGACTATTAAAGCAACACCGGTACTAGAAAATAAATTTTGGATTGTAGAAGAACAAGGAGTAAGAGTAGGAACTCTTACCAAAGACAATGATAGTTTTGTTTACAGCAAACAAGGCGAAGTACAGTTTTACAACACAGAAAAAGACGTTACTAAAACATTTGGCAAAGACTTTCTCACAGCAAAAATCACAGTTGATACTGAGGAACATGATTTAAGTGTACATGGATTTCCTACACGAGCAGTACCGTACAACAGTATGTTTGATATAAAGCGCAAATTGCCACTGTTTACAAAAAGCGAAAAGTCCAAAAGTGTATACTGTGCAGGATATTATCTTGTAAAGTTTAATGTAAATTGGCTTAAGAGTTTCTGCCCTAAGCTGATTACAGTTGAAAGAAACGAATACATGGGCCCATACAAAACTGAACTAGAAATGAAAATGGCTTTGAGCAATGTCAACAGAGCCGATTAATACTGTTCCTTTGCAGCAGTTTATCAAACAAGTGCAGAGTGCTGACAACTCACGCAGCTCTGAACTACGTTTGCCCATCGATCAAGCCAAAGCATTGTCTTATACATTAGGCATTGTTTTGGCACGCCTCAATGGAGATATGGAAAAGTATATCAAAGAAAACAGCGGCAGCAGCAACAACGATGTTATACAAGTTCAGATAGGATCCGGCGGCGACTGGCAATAACTGTCGAAAAAAAGGATAAATAATATGCGTATATAACTTGAGGAATATGCATATGAGTAGACCTAAGCCAAAGATCCTTTGCGAGTTTGTTGATAGAAAGACATACAAAAGCGAACAAGTCCTAGAAGCAGAAGCTATCTGGGCAGTGTTTTATCAGCACCGTCCGTTTAATCTAAAAAGTCAAAACAGTGTTACCAACTACCCAGGTCCAAAATATAAAAAAACAAGTTTTTCAAATCCAGGTCATGCGCACAATCTTGCAAAAAAACTCAATCAAATGTTTAAAACAGACGAATTCAGTGTATACAAGCTCACAGACGGTGAGCAGTTAGACAATGAATAAAACAGTTTATACAAAAATATTCCTCAAACAACTAGGACAATCTGCCAGCGAACAAAATGTCAAAGCTATGATTCCTATGTGGTGGTACAACACTCGAGACAAAGAAATTGGCGGACTACGACTCACTGATGACGGAATGGATGTATTGACTAAAATAGGCTTATCAACTTATGATATTCCTTATCCCCTTGATATGCCCATGACCACACAAGTAATTATATTTTTAGATCAGTTTATCAATTGTCCTTACTATTTGAGCAATCGAAGTATAACAGTCACTGATGAAAAAAAGGCAGTTGAGCTTACACTGTTTAGTGGAGACTTGCGCAAGTATGGTCTTACTAAAGCAATGACAAGGCAAAAGAAGGATGAGGATTGATCTACACGGTTTACACATCCAAAGCGGATGGCGCCACTTCAATCAACAAGTAGAAGAAGCCTACCTTAGAGGCCATAAGAAATGTCATGTAATCACAGGACAAGGTGCTATGATGCAGGAAATAGCTGTTTGGGCATACAATCATCCACGAGTGAGAGAATGTACACAGACGCCTCATAATCCTGGAAGTTTTTCAATAAAATTAAAAAAACGTGCATATAGAGGTTGACATTTTCTGTAGTGATGCTATTATAGTTATGTAGACACAAAAACACAAAGGATTACATTATGTCGGACGCACGTACACTTAGCCCTAACAAAGCAAAAAACAGCCTCCGTGTTGCTATGCAAAAGAAACGTCCTATCTTTCTTTGGGGACCTCCAGGCATTGGCAAGTCAGATATTGTTGCACAAATTGCCAACAGTTTTTCAAATTCACATCTAATTGACATTCGCTTGAGTCTTTGGGAGCCTACAGACATCAAAGGTATTCCTTACTTTGACAGCAACTCGGGTACTATGGTTTGGGGTGCGCCTTCAGAGTTGCCCGATGCTGCAATGGCAGAAAAGTACGACAACATTGTATTGTTCCTTGACGAGATGAACTCAGCGGCGCCAGCAGTACAAGCGGCAGCATACCAGCTGATTCTCAATCGTCGTGTAGGCACTTACAAGTTGCCAGACAACGTAATGATTGTTGCGGCAGGCAACCGTGAAGCAGACAAAGGCGTTACATATCGCATGCCTGCTCCGTTGGCTAACCGCTTTGTACACTTAGAACTTGCTGTAGACTTTTCCGATTGGTTTGACTGGGCAGTTGACAACAAAGTACACCAAGATGTTGTAGGTTACTTGCAATTTGCAAAACAAGACCTATACGACTTTGATCCTAAGAGCGCAAGCCGTTCATTTGCTACTCCACGTAGCTGGAGTTTTGTAAGCGAGTTGTTGGAAGACAACATTGATGAAGCTACTACAACTGATCTTGTTGCAGGCGCAGTTGGCGAAGGTCTTGCTGTTAAGTTTATGGCGCACCGCAAGGTTGCATCTAGTATGCCAGATCCAAGCGAGATTCTTGCAGGCAATGTCAAAGAAATGAAGTCTAAAGAAATTTCAGCTATGTACTCTTTGACAGTGTCTTTGTGCTACGAGCTGAAAGATGCAAGCGACAAGAACGACAAGAAGTTTGATGACAAAGTCAACAACTTCCTGCGCTTTGCAATGGATAACTTTGACACTGAACTGGTTGTTATGGGCATCAAACTTGCACTTACACAGTATGCACTGCCTATCGATCCAGATGAAGTAGAGTGCTTTGACGAGTTCCACGATCGTTACGGCAAGTATATCAAAGCAGCCCAAACGGCATAGTAAGGCATCATAAGACGGGCATTGGAAACTTTGCCCGTTTTTTTATTTAACGGTTGACAATATTCTTAAATATTGCTATTATAAAACATAGGAACTGAACAAAAGAGGTACGCTATGTCCACTAAAGATACTGCAAGCAAAACACGCCAATGGCAGCCCGATCCTGATATTACCCCAGAAGCACTAGAAGCAATGCGTGTAGAAGTACACGAACGCATTATTACTGCTCGTGTAGGACTGTTGTTGCGCCATCCGTTTTTTGGCAACATGGCTACACGCTTGAAGATTCAAGCAGCAGATGATTGGTTGCCCACTGCCGCAGTAGACGGTCGTCACTTGTTTTACAACACTCAGTTCTTTAATGCAATGGACAATAAAGAAGTTGAGTTTGTACTAGCACACGAAATCCTACACATGGTATATGACCACTTGGGGCGCCGAGATGATCGTAATCCTATGCTGTACAACATTGCTGCTGACTACATCGTTAACAACTTGCTAGTTGATGATCGTATTGGTGCAAAACCGAAAATTGTAGATTGTTTCCAAGACTTCAAATACCGTGGATGGACTTCAGAAGAAGTATACGACGAGCTGTTTGAAGAAGCCAAAAAGAATGGCGAAGAAGCTGTTCAGCAACTTGGTGAAATGCTAGACGAGCATTTAGATTGGGAATCTGAAGACGGCGACGAAGACGGCAATCAAAAAGGCTCAGGTCGTCCTAAATACAGCAAAGCAGAACTTGATCAAATCAAAGATGAAATCAAAGAAGCTATGCTTCAAGCAGCAAGTGCTGCTGGTGCTGGCAACACACCTGCAGGTGTACAGCGTTTGATCAAAGAACTTACTGAAAGCAAAATGAACTGGCGTGAATTACTGCGTCAGCAGATCCAAAGTACTATCCGTAGCGATTATACATTTGCTCGTCCAAGCCGCAAAGGCTGG